TTTGAACGTCACCACGCTTCACAGAAGCCACAGGGCCGGTCGTGGCCGAAGAATTCCCCAGGCCGGCCGACTTGTAATAGCTGACACACATGACGACCAGGACGTTTTCCAGGTCTTCCGGAAGGGTGTCCCAGTTGATGTAACGAAGGACCATTTTTTCGACGGTCTGGATCACATATTCCAGGATCGCGTCATGGTCTTCCGTCTGAATCCCCAGAAGGGCCTTGACCTTCGAAAGACGGCTGTCGCTCGACATAAGGGTTTGAAGAACCGTCGCGCGTTCCGCGTCGGTTAGGCCTTCCAGGGAAGATAGAATTTGATTCAGCATGATTACACCACCTTTCGGCGGTCCCGATTATTCACCTTTCGCGGCTTCGATCAGTTCGACGATCTGGGCCTTTGTGGCGCCGTCAGGAACCGCAATTCCGGCGTCCTGGGCGACTTTCAGAAGTTCGTCCTTGTTCATCTTGGACAAAGGCTTTTCGTCGCCCTGGGCGGCGTTCTGGCCGTCGTAGGGTTCGAAGTCGGGGTTCTTCTGAAACTGTTCGACGACCATGTCGGACTTCGGTTCCAGGATTACGCCGGTATGCTTATTTTTGAACTTCATTGTGTTTCCCTCCTTGTGAATATGATACTGGCCGGATTACGCCTTCGCGTAGTGGAAGATCAGGTCAGGTGTCAGGGCCTTCGTGCCGTAGTCGTAGAACATAGACACGCCGTAGTCGTTGGACAGAGGAATCTTTTCAGGCTCCTTGTAAGGATAGATTACGGCCGGCTGTGCGATAGCGCCGTCGATCATAATGATCGCGTTAGTTCCGGAAGGAACAAAGACGGAAGAATAGCAACGGACGCCGTGGAAGGTTGCGAAGTCTTCGGCCGCGCTGTCCACGTTGGCGTTCTGAACATTCTTGTCCAGGTAGTTTCTGATCTTGCCGTAGAAGGAAGGATCACACACCAGGCGCATAATGTTACGGGGAACGCCGCGAACGTAGTCGTTCTTCACGGTTTCCAGGGTCTGAATGAAGGCTTCGACGATAGCTTCCACGTCAGTTTCAACAGTTTCGAAGGCAGTACCTTCGTTGACCGCGCACTGGAAGAAAGCAGTGTCGAATTCTGCCGCCACGGTGTCGACATGGTTGTCGGCGCGTCTGGCCATGATGTTACCCACGCCGAAAGTATCAAGGTCGAACTTTGCGGCTTCCTCCACGATCTCCTTGTGGGTGTTCAGGTTGACAGTGGTAGGGGGAACGGTGATTGCGCTACCCTTGCCGGCGGCTCTTGCAGTGCCGTAGTCCTGGGAAACGCTGTTCTTGAATCTCTTATACTCGACGGAACCGCTTGCCGGATTGCCGGTATAAGACTGGGACTTCAGACCGGACGCCAGTGTGTCCTTCTGAATGTTGCCGATCACAAGACCGGAAAGTTCCGCAAGGTCAACCTTCGTGGAACCAGTCTGGATCAGGGAAATAGCTTTAGTTCTTGCCATAGTAAATCACATTCCTTTCAAATTTATTTTGTGATTGGTTACAGGACGACAGGGCCGTCCACTCTTGCGGCCGGCGCGCCAGGGGCGCCAGGTTCGGCCGGCTTCGCGCCCTTAATGTCAGGGGCGCCAGGTTTCGCCGGCTCTGTAAACAGATAAGCCTTCGATTCCTTGATAGGCTTCAGAAGCGGATCAAGGTCTGTTTTCAGGTTGCCGGTGTCGTCGACGTCGATCTTGTCAAGGTCCAGAAGGCCGATAATGTCCGAAGGGTCGTGAACCTTTCCGTTCAGGGCCATTCGAAGGGCGGCGTTCTTGCTGATCTTCTTGATTTCGGCGTCGTGTGTGGCCTGAAGGTTCGCGATCGTGGTCTGGGCGTTCTTCACGTCGTCGGCGATTTTGGCCGGATCGCCGGTTCCACCGATAGCCTTCAGCGCTTCGGCGGCGGCCTTCAGGGCGTTTTCTGCGCTCGTTTTGCCGCTGTTCGCGCCGTTGTACTTATCGGCCGGAACGAAACTTCCGTCGTTTCCGATTACCAGATCGACGTCCTTTCCGTCTTTGCCTTTGCCTTTCAGGGCGGCTTCGACCTGGGCGGACAGTTCGTCGCCCAACAGGGACTTAATACCTTCAATGATCATGGGAACTCCTTTCACCGCTGTCTTTTCCGTGACTTCCACACGCTTTGCGGTTCCGTCTGTTCGCCGGACGGTTACGGCTTGAATTATATGAAAAAGACGCCACCTTGAAGGGTGACGCCTTAATCAACAGAAAAAGGGCATAATAAAACGCCGGCCTGTCGGTCGACGTCTTATTCGGGGTGATATTTGCATTTGATACAGGTTTCCTTCTTCTTGTCGTCGAATTCCTCCGGCTTCAAGTCTTCAGGAAGGAACCTGTCGGGGGTTGTACCTTCGGCGACCATAGAAATATCGAAACATTCGTCGCCGGTGACCTGTCTTTGACAGATCGGACAGAACACGGTCTTATTTTCCATTGTTCAATTCCTCCATAACCTTTTTGGTTTTCGGGTCGAATTCGTCTTTCTTGAAGGCGGTTCTGATCACCGGTTCACTGGTCTTCACATAGGCGGCGCCAGACTGTGAATAGTAATTGACGAAGGTTTCGCCGGTCCAGTGGCGGCGCTTCATGGAAAAGACGGCGTCTTCTATGAACGAACGCGCTTCTTCCAGGGTGACACCGTGGTTTCGTTCGGCTATGTGGCCGACGTCCAGGGACAGGGTGGAAACGTCCACCTTCACCGGTGGGACCCTGACAGTTCCGTAAAGGCCGGAATCCTTGACGATCTTATAGACGCCGAAGTCAGCCTTCGTCGCTTCCGGAACGCGGCCCTTGTAGGAATAGAATGACTTCGTTTCGGCCCAGGCTTCCGGCTGACTGTATTTCATAGCCTGGAAGGCTGTGAAGCTGTCAGGGGCGTCAGCGCCCAGGCGGTCGACGTATGCGTCGAACTGTTCACTGTCCGCCTTTCTATTATACGCCTTTTTGCGCTCGATTTCAACGGACCCCTGGCCATTCCTGGCCACCTGTTCGTCATACCATTCCTGATAGGTGGTCGACTTCGGCATAGGTTCGCCGGAATTGAACCAGTCCAGGGCGTCTTCGGGGTCATGCTCGATCGTAGTACAGCGGTCGTTCGGGTGCATGGGCGGATAATTGACGCCAGGTTTCGCGTCTTTGACCTTGAAGACCTTCCCGTCCAGGGCGCCGCACGTTTCACAGGTGCGCGCGTCCAGTGTGGCCATGTATTCATATTCTTCGACGCCGGCTTCGTTATAGGCGGCCCTGTCGGCTTCGCTGTGAATGTGGGTTGTTTCCGTCCGGATCAACCGTTCAGCGTTCTTGTAGGACTGGCCCATTTTGGCGGATAGGGCGGAAGACATGGTTCCGACACTCTTTCCCTGAATCAGTCCCTTGGTGATTATTTCCCTGGTATTGAAGACAAGGGCCTGTTTGTTTTGCCACAGGCGATCGGAAAACATGGCGCCGGACCAGGGATAAGAAACGGCCTGTTCGATAGTCGAAAAGTCGATCTTCGCGATTTCGTTGAAGAATCCGGCCCTGGATTGAATATCATAGCATTTTTTATAATACCCTTCGACGAACATATCCCCGAATTCTTCTTTCATCTGGGCGACGCCTTTGTCAAAAAGGTCGTTCAGAATCAGGTCGATCTGGCCCTGTAAGGCTTCCAGACGGGAAATAGAACTGTTCGCCGATAAAGCGTCAAGCTGTGCAGTCAGAAGCGCCCTGGCGTGGGCGTCTGTGGTCTGGGCGATCTGGGCGACGTATGCGTCCAGGCTTGCCTTCCATTCCTGGAATTCCTTCCGGTTCAGAAGACGGACGGCCTGATCGTATGTAAGGCCATACTTTCCGGCGTATTTCGAATAGAACCCGTCGATTTCACGGCGGATCGCCTTTGCGGCCGTTTCGTATTCCTGGAACATTTTCGCCGAAAGACCGGCGCCGCGAAGATAGGCTTCATTCTCACGCTGTAAGGCGCGCGCGGCCCAGTATTCCTTATTCCTCATTTGCGCCACCACCATTCAGGCCGGCGCCATTGTCGCCGCCTTCCTGGCCGGCGTTCGCGCCCAGGCTATTATTGAAAAGACCTTCGCCGAATTCTTCCATAGCGGCCTTCTTTTCTTCGTTGATACGGTCCAGTTCTTCGTCTGCGTCTGCGACCCAGGGGTGATTCTGAAGAATGGTTCGTTTCGACAGAAGACCGTCGCTGTTTCTGGCGTTGTTGATCACGTCGGTTTCGTTGACAGGAAGGTCCATATTGAAGATAATGTCGAATTCTTCGTTCGTGAAGTCGCCCTGGCCGGTGATCTGAAGATAGACGTCAATGAACAGTTTCAGACGTTGGAAGGTGTCTTTCAGTTCGGTTCCCAGGGAATCACAGTCCGCGTCAAGGTCCATATATCGGAAGTTGATCGCGGTTCCGGAAGCGTTACCCAGTTCAGGGTCCTTCGTATCGACAGCGGCGGCGAAGTCATACACGTCGCGGCGCTGTTTATCCAGGAAGGCCATGACAGCGTCGATATTCAGGTCGGCCTGAAGTTTATCCACGCCACCGTCGGTCGTGACTTTGATCGCCATGTGTTCCTTCAGGTCCTTCAGGAATTCGGCCAGGTCCTGACCGCCATAGTTGCGAAGGATATAGATGAACTTCGCGACGTCACGAAGAACGTCGGCCGTGACGGACGTCTGCCAGTTGATGTCGTCGATCAGGTCCTTAATGAAATAACAAAGGGGAAGTTCTTCTTCGTTATACTTCAGCCAGGCGATCGGCGCTTCCTCCCAGTTATAGGCTTTGTCGCCGACGACGAAGTGGGGTTCGGTGTAGTCGTTGGTTTCGTCACCGTGTTCCTTGTCGACGTGGAACTGACCGGCGCCGGTTCCGGCGAAGGCGTCAGTCTTGAACCACTTCACGCCGCCAGACCACCAGAATTCCGCGTGTGTGATAACGTGTTTTCTGGTCCCGATATATATGATCTGATCATAGAATCGAATGAAGGCGTCCAGTTTGGTTCGTTCTGCGTCCTTCCACAAAGGGATCAGTTCGTTCGAAGGGATTCGCATGAAGGCCAGTTTCCCTTCGTCGAAGTAAGGCTGAAGCCAGGCAATACCGGACTTCACAGCGCCCTTTCCCAGTGACTTAATCTTCCGGCGGAATGTGGCGTCGAACACCTTGTTCAAGGCGTCGCCATAGGCGCCGTTCGCAGTGTCCACGGTCCAGGGTTTCGACAGAAGGTAGTTCGCTTTCTGGTCGACAAGTTTCTTCAGAATCGGGTGTTCGATCCTTGTGTTCGACCGGTTGGCGACGTCATTCGTCTTCTTCTGGACGTCGGACCTGTTTCTGTAATAGGATTCAGCCTGAACGATATTCTGATACTGTTCGGACTGTTTGAATTCGCGGATTTCCTCACTGACGATCTGGGCCAGTGACATAGTCGCGTTTTCGGGGTTGGACAGGACAGCGTTGATCCGGTCCATAACCGATAGTTCAGCCATTTTTCACACCTCATTTCAATACTTCGATAGCAGAACCACGACGAAGGCGTTCGACAGCATAACGAAGGGCCGCCATAGCGTCGTCCATGAATTCGACCGGTTCGTCGATATACAGGCCGGACGTGGCGTCCTTTTTCCATTTCCACTGTTGAACTTCCTTCAGGACATTTACACAAGACGGGTGAATGTGGATTTTTCGGCCCTTCAGCCAGTCAATTTGTGCCTTGACGCTTCCAGGTTCCTTCTTCACAGCGGCCGCCCTGAAGCCGGCCTTCTGCCAGGTCTTGATTCTGTCCGGTTCTGCTGAATCACAGAACATTTCGACGCGTTGGTCGACCTTGTTCTGTTTGGCCAGGTTGATAATTTCTTCCGTGTCCTTCTCAAAGACATAGATTTCGGAACAGATATAGATTTCACCGTCCCGTGATCCCACGCCCAGAATGGCGTCGGCGTGGTTATATCCGAAGTCCTGGCCATAATAGAAGGCGTCGAAGTTGGTCTTCGCCGTCGGGAAGTCATGGACTTCGAAGTTCGTCAGGATCAGGCCGCCCAGTTCGCCCCATTCGCCTTCGCCGTATACACGATAACCTTCCGGGTCTTCTTCGCGTCGGCGTTCCATGCGTCGGTAATACGCCGGATCAATGAACCGGTTCGTCTTATATGTGGAATGGTGGGCCAGAACGTCCGGATCGGCCTTGTCGAAGTATCGGCCTTTGATCCAGTGCGTCGCACTGACGGGGTTGAAGGTCATTGTGATCTGGTAATACAGATTCGGGTTCAGGCCGTCCAGGTTACCACGAAGACGGTCGTCCAGAATGCCGACGTCTTCAGACAGAAGTTCCGTCGCTTCCTCACACCATATCCACGTCAGTTTTCCGTTCTTGAAGGTGATCGACTTCACCTTTTCGCGCTGTCGCTGATCCTTGACGCCGCGAAATATGATTCTGTTTCCGGTGATCTTACATTCCAGGGACAACGGGTTCAGGTTGACCTTCCAGAAGCGTTCGGCATAAGGGCCGAACATTCGGAAGATCGCCGCCTGTAATTCGGCGAAGGTACTGTCGCGGTTTGTTTCTTCAATCTTTCGCACGACAAGAAGGTTCGCGCCGGTGTAGGCCGGATCGGACAGCTTCGCGATATAGTCCTGGGCGATATTCACAGACTTTCCGGAACCGGCTGAACCTTTCAGAATCCTATATCGGCCGCGCCATTCGTTGACGGGGCGGAAGACAGGGTTAAACTGTGCCACCGCCTTGAATTCAATCTTCGCCGCCGTAGTCATAATTGATCACCACCGTTACAGGGACATTCGCTTCAGGGTTGTCCTTGAACATTCCCAGGTGACGGCCGCACATTTCAAGGGCCTTCAGTTTGTCGCACAGTTTGACTTCGCGTTCGATAGCCTGTTCTATAATAGGATCACCGTTTTCGTCAAAGTCTTTGTGTGGGACATACTTTACCTTCATTCCGGAAATGACCGCCAGATCGTCTTCACTGGCGTCTGACAGGACTTCGGCCGTCTGGAAGTCAATGACCTTTGTCGGATTCAGGAAGGCGATTCTTCCCAGTTCCCGAAGAACTCTGTCGGCGTTGATTCCGGTTCGCTTTGACCGTTCGGCCATAGCGGTATCAATACGCGCGCGAATTTCAGGTTTTGTTAAGTTTTCACTTCCGATTGATCCGGCGGATTCCACAGAATATCCGGCGCGAATTGCGGCCTGTGTCGCGTTCAGGTCGATCAGATATTCTTCACAGAAGCGCTCTTGTTTTGCTGTCAGCTTCGGCATGATTCACACCGTCCTTTCTGTATTCTCAATGAATGGGTACAAAAAAGACACTCCCGAAGGAATGTCTTCAATGTACCCTATTCAAAGGAGGGTGGACTTTCAGTCGTCCACGATACCATAATACCATATAAAAACGGCCTTGTCAGTTGCATAGAGTTGCAAACAGTTGCAAACAGTTGCACATAGTTGCATATTTTTTTATTTTTGGTGCGGACAAGGGGATTCGAACCCCTATGGTGTATACCACGCGGCCCTGAACCGCGCGCGTCTGCCTGTTCCGCCATGTCCGCGCGTTGTGCCTGGGGTTTCCAGGCACGTTTCAGGCTATGAAAACCACTTCGACCGTTCGGCCCTGTTGAACAGTTTGTTCAGGGCGATTTCTCTTTGACGGTAGACTGTGGTTCTGTCGACCTGAAGGAATTCAGCGGCTTCTTCGTATGACCTGTACGGGTAATACAGGGCCAGAAGGACGCATTTTGAACGGGTGTCCAGGGTCAGGACCAGGTTCCGGACTTCTTCGATCTGGCGAAGCTGACGTTCCAGGTTGCCGATCGCTTCGTCTGCTCTGGCGCGCCGGCGGTCACGTCGGTCGACCATTCGGACCAGGTTCCCGTCTGGTTCTGGTGAAGAAGCGCGGACGCCCGTCGGGTTTATGGCCGTGGAAGGATAGGCGCCCGACATAAGTATTTCTTCCAGATCGTATTCCAGTGATTCCTTTTCGGCGGAGATCTGTGCTTCTATGACGCGCGCTTCCTGGTCGTGGTTCCGAAGTATATCCATGACCCTTGTTCTGACTTGACTTTCTTTCGGTTTGTCCATTTTTCTTCACCACCTTTCCGACACTTCGTATTAAAACGGAATGTCTTCGTCTTCGCCCACTTCTTCGAAGTCGCCGGAAGCGTAAGCGTTCGCGGCATAACTGCCGGCTTCGGCGTCTTTCTTCGCGTCTGCGAAATAGACAGAATCGGCCACGACTTCGACGGCCTTTCTTTTTCTGCCTTCGTTGTCTTCCCAGGTTCGGGTCTGGATCGAACCGACGACGGCGATCCTGGTTCCTTTCTGGAAGTGCTTCGAAATGAATTCTGCGGTCTGTCGCCAGGCCACGACGTCAATGAAGTCGGCCTTCTCTCTGTTGAAGCGGCGGTCGACGGCCAGGGAAAACGACACGACGGCCGTTCCCTGTGGGGTGTATTTCAGTTCTGGATCGCGTGTCATGCGGCCCAGAAGTTGACATTGATTCATGTGGTTTCCTCGCTTTCGGTTTAGAATTTCTTCCCGTGTTTATACGGGCGGCCTTCGTTATATGCCATTTTCTCGCGGATAGCGGCGTCCAGGTCGATTCCCAGGTGTCCGCAAAGGTCCGCGATCCGGATCACAGCGTCAGCCAGTTCGACGGCCGCGCCTTCGGGTTTTTTGCTTCTGTACTTGCACAGATTTTCTTTACCGTACATAAGGCAGTCAGTTTCGTCCTGTGGCGCGCAAGTGCTGACGCCTTCGGCTTCGTTGCATTTATACCAGACCATGGGGCGACCTTCTCGTTCTTCTTCCAGTGCTTCAGAAAGTTCGCTGTGGATCAATGCGATAGCGGTTCCGAAGTCAAGGGGCGGATTCCAGAAGCCGTGATTCACAGCGTTTTCGTGGGCCTTCTTGACCATTTCGTTAATTTCCATACTGTTTTACCTCCCAATTTCAGATATGGCTTTGATTCGTACTTCCTGGCGGCCGAACTGAAGGGCGTCGTCGTGGTCTTCGAAGTAGACGTCGATCTTCAGGCCCTTAATGGCGCCGCCGCGATCCTGGACTATGTATTCCCCCAGGCCTTCGATCTGAAGGACGGTTCCAGGCGGATAGACGTCCCAGTCAGCGGCGATCGTGACGCCTTCCTGGGCGATAGCGCCAGACGCGGTGTAGACGATACCATTCGGCCGGTTTTCGGCCCACACGCCACAGCATTTTTCACAGGGGCAGTAAGCCGTCGCCGTGACGGTCGTCCAGGCTTCTTCTGGCGGCTTTGTTTCGTCCGGTAGGGGAAGAATAGGGGCGGACGGTTTAGACGTCGCCATGGGCGCCAGAATCGCTTCCTGGGCGCCTTTTGTTTCTTCCTGGACAATTCCTTCGGCGGCCGCCGGTTCGGCCGCCATAACGAAGGACGTACACACCAGGACACTTCCCAGAAGCAGACACAGGAAACTAAATGTCAGTTGTTTCATTTCGGTTCACCTTCCTTTTCGGGGATCGCCTTGAAGCAGTCACAGCGGACCACGCGGTCAGCTTCGTCGGCGTGAATGGGACTGGGAAGACCGGCGTCGGCTCTTTCGATACAGGCGACACAATAGTCGCCATGACGGTTCTTCCGGTTGTCGTGTATTTCCTGAATATTGTCGCACTTGCGACAGTTGAAGTCGTATCGCCATTTCGGGAGTTCTTTCTTTCGGCGGATCATAGCGGCCCACCGTCCTTCCAGAATTCCTTCAGCTTACTTCCGACAATGATCGGGCGACACCATTCACGTTGAAAGGCGCGCCACTCTTTGTCGACCTGGCCGTTCTTGTCGCGGTATAACATAGCATAAGGGACGAAACCGGCCTGGATCGTCTGGATCAGGCGTTTTTCTGCCTTTTCGAAGGTGTCCCCGTGATACCCGATCAGGACGTAGCAACAAAGGGAATGACTGGCCACAGTGAATCCGGCGTTCCGGAATATCTTTCCGGCGTCGATCAGGGGTTCCAGGTCGTCCGGCGTGTCGTATGCACAATACAGGCGCTTCGTTTTGACTCCCTTCAATAGTTCGGCTTGCCAGGGTTTCAGAATCTTCGCTTCGATTCCGCCTGTAAAGATCGGGCGTTCCGGCTGACGTTTCAGCATTTCACACACTGCGCGGAAATGTTCTTCGGACGTCGACAGGATATTGTCGTCGCAGATGTTCCACCCGTCTTTGATTTCCAGTTCCCGAAGGCCGTTACAGTCTTTCCAGACGGAACAGAACCAACATTTATTCCCACAGCCGCGACTGGTGAAGGTGTAGCCGTTCTTCATGTATAGGCCAGGCGTAAAGTCGCCGGACCGATCGCCGAAGGCCGGCCCACCGATCTTCACCGGTACGCCCAGGCGTTCCCAGGACTTGACCAGTTTTTCGGCTTTCGGTATGTCATAGGTGAAAGTGACGCTGACATGGACTTCGTCAATTCCGCCGCCGGTTTCCCTGATAGCGTGTGGAAGTGGACCAGTGAAGACCATGGCGTCGTCGGGCGTTGCCTTTGTTCTTCGTGGAAATACTCTGGCGATTTCCTTTCCGTTTACGATCATGTGGCCACCGCCTTTCTGGCGGCCAGGTTTTCGGCCGACCGCTTTTCACAGTAGACAGAAAAGGCCATTTCGCGGATCACGTCAGGGATCAGTAAGACCAGGTATTCGTCACCGTAGCCGTCTTCACCCCATTCGCGGCCGGCGGACCGGTTCGCGACTTCCAGTTTCCTTCTGGCGTATTGTTCGGCGTCTGCGAAGAATACGGGACACAGTTCGACGCCCAGTTCGGCTTCGACTGCGATCTGAAGATCAGTCTTTTCCATGTTTTAGACCTCCCTTCAGGTGATCCTGCATTTCGGCCGGAAGGACGGCCTGGTGGACCAGGACAAGGTCACTTTCGTCCACCAGGGCCATATCGTCGAAAATGTCGAATGTCCCGTCCGTCAGGTTGACCGCGTTGTGTGGGCGGCGCGTCTTCAGGAAGGCCGTTCCGTTGTGTTCGAAGACGTCGCCGGCGTTCAGATTACCATACTTCACTTTCATCTTCGTCACCGTCTTCCTGGCCTTCGGCGATTCTGCGAAGGACTTCTTCGACAAGCTGTTTTGAAGTGAATTCGGCCAACAGTGCAGAATCAGAAAGTTCGACCTGGTCAGGTTCCAGGGATAAGGTGATCCCAGATTCCACATAGAAAGCCGGCCGAACGCCATAGTGGCCATGGTACGCGTTGCGGTGGCTCAGACTGCCGTCAGCGTTGACAATGCGCGCAAGGTACGAGTAAGCGGCGTACGGGGTGATCAGCCACCACCAGTCGTCCAGGGCCAGAAGGTCCTGTTCGCTGTACTTGCGGAACATGGCTTCAGACAGAAGGGCGATCTTGTCCTGAATGATACCGTAACCGGCGCCGCCTTCGTGGTCTGCCAGGTCCCAGTCGGCCGTCAGAATGTGGGCGGAACGAATAGGTCCTTCAGCCTGGTCGAAGGCGGCCAGGAATTCGGTGTTCAGTTCCTTTCGAAGATTGCTGAAGCGCCAGTCGTTCGGATTCGTTTCCGGCTTTTCAGGTCTGGTCTTGAAAGGCTGATCCGCGAAGTGGCGGTCGGCGATACAGGCGTCGGCGATCAGAAGGGTTCTTCCGTTCGTGAAGTGTTCCAGAATCCGGACGTCGATCGGTCCGGCGTTGAATACGGTTCCAGGTGCAAGGTCCTTGATTTTAGCGTTTACCATTTGTTTTTCCTCCTTCGAATTCTTCGATCGTGACTTCGATTCGTGGGTCTTTCGGGTCCACGGCGAAGTCGTCTGTGAAATGCTCGATCTGGCCCCACCCGTCATTATCCAGGACGCCACAGTGGACCAGGCTGTCCTGAATGAACTTTTTCGCGAAGGCGATATTGTCCTTGTCGCGACGACGGTTCGGTTCGATCCACAGATAGCGGATCACGACGGGGCGGTCGAAATGGACGCCGCGAAGCTGTGTCTTCACCATGTAGCCGATCACGTTTTCGGCCTGTTTCTTCATGGCGGCGGCCTTATACTTGCCCTTGACGGCCCTTTCGGCGTCAATGTATTCGTTTAACCCTGGCAGAAGGCCAGGAATGGTCAGTTTGTACTGTTTTTTCACTCGTTCACGTCCTTTCCTCACAGGCCCAGAATCTTTCGGGCCTTGTCACGCCGTTCGGCGGCGTTCTGGGTTCGCCTGGATTCGCCGGCAAGTTTCAGCTTGATCGGACACATTTCCAGGATTCGGTCATAGATTCGCGCATACCCCAGGGAAGGCGGATTCTGAAGGTCAGCCAGGGAAAGATTCGTGGTGACGATCAGGGGTTTCCCGGAACGGCTTCGGGCGTCTATGATGTTGAAGACCTGTTCGACGGAAAACGACGTGTCACGTTCGACGCCCAGGTCGTCAATGACCAGAAGGTCATAACGGTTCAGCTTGTCCAGGAATTCCTGTTTGTCTTCGCCGAACCCCTGAAGTTTGTTCAGGATTCGGGGAAAGTTCGTGACGCTGACCCTGACACACTTGTCGATCAGCGCGTTCGCGATACAACAGGCCAGGAAGGACTTTCCGGTCCCGACGCCGCCGTAGAACAGAATTCCGATATTGTCGGCCTTCATTTCCTCCCAGTGGTCGACGTACTTCAGACAGACGTCAGTGATCTTCTGATTCCGGCCGTCGTCCTGGTCGAAGGTCTGGACCAGATATGACGGATCGGTGATCCCGTCTTTTCGCCGGCGCTCGACCATTTCGCGGAACTTCCGGCGTTCTTCCTCCTGGCGTTCACGTTCCGCCTGTTCTGACCGGCATTTACACATACACGGAACAAGGACCGTCTTTTCGCCCAGGTCCAGGCGGTGTTCTTTTCGGGTTTTGCAGTTGCCGCAACACAGGAAGCCTTCTTCGTCACGGAAGTCGCCTTCGGCTTCGTTGTTCGCGCGGCCCCTTGCGGCGATCTGTTCAATGGCGTCAGTGAATACATTTCCCACGGTTATTCACCGCCCAGGAAGTCTTCGCCGTCGTCGTAGTTTTTGGCGGCGGTCGGCTTCGGTGAAGGCGTTACCTCTGCGCGATCATATTCGTTCCAACGCTCACCGCGAAGGAATGTGGCCGGATATGGAATGAAGCGGCCTTCGTCCTTCGTCCACTGTTCAGAACGCTTCCAACGCTCGACGCCCAGGACAATCTGCTCGATAAGGTTGTCGTCAGGTTTGATCTGGTTCCAGACCTTCACGGCGTCCTTCTTTCCGACCCTTCGCGGATAAGCAGACCAGAAGCGGTCAAAACCGTCGCGTCCACCGGCGCCGTTTTGCGCCGTTACTCGTTTTCGTTCCTCGTTTACGTTTACGTTTTCGTTTACGTTTACGGAAGAATCTGTTTGCATTTGCGCGCAAGTGTCAAAACCTTCATTTGTTTCCTGTTGTGTGCAAATGCTATCAAGTGAACACGGAAGCGGAAATTTACTTTTTTGTGCGCGCCTGTTCTGGTGTTTGTCCCAGGACAGTAATTTCAGGTATTTCTTTCCGTCCTCGGCTGTGTATGTAGCTACAAGGCCGGCCTTGCACAGTTCGGAAAGCCAGGAAGCGACTTTTTTTTCGGTCGGGACGCTCAAAGGGAACAGAAGTGAAGCTATAATCTTCGGGTTCCCGTGGTACAGGCCGAAGTCGTCTGCCTTTACGATCAGACGGTAAAACAGGACTTCAGCTTCGGCCGAAATAGTGGCCAGGTTTTCCGACGTGCAGATCGATTCTTTCAATATGCGACTTGGCATTTCTTACACCACCTTTCAAGCGTTCTTCTGGCAAGCACGGCACATTTCGCGGCCATACTTCTTCATGGAATATTGCTGTTCGGCGGAACTGATAGGTCCGCCACATACAGGACACACAGAACCGGTCGTCTGGCCGTTATTCTGGGCCTGTGGCGCGCTTTGCGGTGCGCGGTTGGTAGTTTGTCCACCCTGGGACTGTGCGGCGTTCTGTGGCGCGTTCTGTGCGGCTCTGGGCGCCTGGGTGTAACCGTTCATATTGAAGCGGACAACGCCGTTCCGGTCCACGATAACAAGGTCACAGATTTCGCGGCGGTCGTCATAGTCGATCTTCGACACCTTGAAGCGTGTGTTCGAATAACACTTGAAGACTTCCTTGTTTCCCTGGCGTTCGGAATAGAATTCATTGTCCGCCAGTTCGACATAAATGAACGGGCCGGTGTAAAGTTCTCGGCCGATCCCGACGTTAAAGCCGGCACGTTTGAAGGCGTCTGACGCCTGGCCTTTTTCCTTTTCGGTGTTGCTCTCGACACCGACGTCCTGTTTCCGGACCCAGGTTTTCTTTTCTTCGTCCCAGATGTCGATCGAACAGAACAGGTTCCCGTTGATCACTTCATGGGTTCTCTGCCAGTTGCCAGGGCCGAAGACCAGGTCCAGGATTCGCATATCGACACGGGCGTCTTTGTAAAGAAGAAGGACCGCGCCGACCTTGCCGCTTTTCGACTTACTGACAGACTGAACGCGGCAGTCTATGTCTTTTTCAGTCAGAAGGGGAATGGTGAATTCTTTCATGTCTTCTCCCCCTTACTTGATCTGAATGTTTCGGTTCTCGATCAACGTCGCGCCGGCGATTTCCTGTCCGGCCTGAATTGCCTTCTTGATCGCCGTTTTGTCCGGCTTCGTGGACACGGTTTCCACGATAAAGTCAGCCGGAAGGGCGCCTTCGTCTTCGATATTCACCGACACGGACTTTCTGAAGGACACGCGGACCTTTGCAGTTTCGACCTTGTCGCGGCCGGCGGCGTCCAGACAGGAAGTCAGATACTTCTTCATGTTGTCGACCTTACGTTCTGCGCTCTTTCTGCGCTCTGCCAGGCTCGATTCCTCTGTCTTCAGGGAACCGATAAAGGCTTCCAGGTTCTTAATGTAACAGGCCACGGATTCGGCCTTTTCCTCAAACACACCGGCCAGGGCGTCCACAGCTTCAAAATTCAGGATTTCGCCGGTTTCTTCGTCGACCTCCAAACGGTCGAATGCTTCCAGATATTCACGGGTGATTTCATACAGACTATTATTCATTCTTAGAACCTCCCTTCAGAATGGTCAGGACTTCGCCGACCAGTCGGTCAACGTCATTCCACCCAGTTTCAACGCCTTCCTGACGCGCTTCACTGAAGTTTTCAAGTTTTGCGATCGCGTCCTTGATCTGCATTTCGGCGGCGTCAGCGCGCTTTTCCTGGTCCTTGTAGTTATTGAACCAGTCGGTCGAACTCTTACGTTCGAATTCCAGACTTTCGGCCAGTTCGCGGTTCTCGACCAGGGTTTTTAAGGTAAAAGCCTTCACGGCTTCGGTATCATACCCGTTCACGAAGATTTAACGACACACTTCAAAGGAGGATAAAAACATGGGTAAACTTCAGGAATTCCTTATGGCAAATGAGGAAAACGCACAGGCAACAGCGGAAGTCGCGGTCAGCGGCTTCCCTGTTCCTTTCACGATCAAGTCTATCACAGAAGGCGAAAACAAGGCCCTTCGAAAGTCCTGTCAGAAGGTGACCTTCGATAAGAAGACCCACCAGAAGACCACCGACACCGATCAGGACCTTTACAATAACCGCCTGGTTATCGCTTGCACCGTCGACCCCAACTTCAAGGACGCAGACCTTCAGGCGAAATATGGCGTCATGGGCGCCGAAGCACTGATCGACGTCCTTCTGAAACCTGGTCAGTTTATTGACCTTCTTCTGGGTGTCCAGGAGATCAACGGGTTCACCGACGACGTGAACGACCTTCGTGAAGAAGCAAAAAACTAATAACCGGTGGGGGTGATGATAGCCAGGCGGACGGTGAATCCGTCTACGCACATTACGCCCTTCACCGGTTGAAAATCCTTCCCAGTCAGCTTGTGGCCCTTCCCCTTCGGGAACGGGCCTTTATCTATGCTTCGATCGACCTTCAGATCGAGAAGGAAAAGAAAGAAGCGAAGAAAGCAAACCGGAAGGGAAAGAAAGGAAGGTGATGAACTGTGGCCGGAGTAGCTACACAAATGACTATTCGTGACGGTATGACTTCCAAACTGCGGAAGATCACCACCGCCCTTTCCAGAACGAACCGCGCCCTGGAAGTGACCGACAGCCTGTCGGACCAGGTAAACCCTGGCGCGAATTTCGACAGGGCGTCTTCGGCCGTCAGTCGCGCTTCCGGTCAGGTTGATAACTTCAACCGTAAACAGCAACAGGCCCAGAATGAAGCGAAAGGCGTCGCGAACGCCTGGGGGAGCGTAAAAAAATATATTGGTTCTGCCCTGGCGGCGATCAGTGTCCAAAAGATTATTGATCTGGCTGACACAATGACCACGACCAGGGCCAGAATCGACCTGATGAACGACGGCCTTCAGACCACGGACGAACTTCAGTCTATGATTATGGCGTCCGCGAATCGTTCACGCGCGGCCTACCAGACAACCGCTGACGCCGTTTCTAAAATGGGTATTATGGCGAAGGACGCCTTCGGAAACAACGCCGAACTGATCCAGTTTACAGAACTGATCAACAAACAGTTCACGATCGCCGGCACATCTGCCGCCGGCGTGGACGCGGCTATGTTACAGCTTACCCAGGCCATGTCTTCCGGTGTCCTTCGTGGCGAAGAACTGAACAGCATTTTTGAACAGGCGCCTACAATCATTCAGACGATCGCCGACTACCTGGGCGTTCCTATCGGACAAATTCGCGCTATGGCTGCCGAAGGTCAGATCACTTCAACGATCGTCAAAAATGCCATGTTGTCGTCTGCCGACGAAATCAACGCGAAGTTTAACGCTATGCCTATGACCTTCGCCCAGGTCTGGACCCTGGCGAAGAATATCGCCCTGGAAGCCTTCGGGCCTGTTATCCAGGCGATCGGCGCCGGCGCCCAGTGGATTTATGAAAACTGGTCCACTATCGCCCCGATCTTCTGGGGCCTTGCCGGCGCGGCTATCGCTTACGCTGTGGCCCTGGGTATTCAGACCGCCGCGACATGGATCGCGAATGGCGCCGCGAAGGCCTTCTTCGTGACCCTTCTGTCGAATCCTTTATTCTGGATCGCCCTTGCGGTCGGCGTCGTAATCGCCGCCCTTTACAAGATGATCCAGGCCGTCGGTGGCGTGAAGAACGCCTGGGAAATCTGCAAGGCGGCCCTTGTGGTGGCCTGGACTGCCATGAAGGTGGCCTTCTTTGCGGTTTACAACTGGATCGCGAACCTGATCGACAAATTAAAGCTATGCTGGCAGAAGGCCGGCGTGGCAATCGCTAACTTTATGGGAGATATGAAGGTCAGCGTCTTAACGATTCTTCAGAATATGATTAACGGCGCGATCGGAATTATAAACGACTTCATATCCCTTTTGAATAAGATTCCTGGCGTCAACATTGACCTGATCGAACAGGTCACTTTTGCAACGACAGCGGCCGCCGAAAACGAAGCCGCAAAACAGGCAAGGGCCGACGCCCTGAATCAGTATGAAGCGGACATCAAGGCCGCCCAGGCAGAACGCGACGCCACATATTCAGCGGCGAAGCAAGAACTTGCCGACGCTACGGCCAAACTGTCCGAAACCTACGCAAACGCCAGAGCCGAAGCCGCACAGGCAAACACTGACGCCGGGACTTCCGACTGGAATGTGAATGGCACGAATGACGTCGGAAACGTCGATTCAGTGGGTTCTGTCGGGTCTATCGAAAGCGACGTCAATATCGCAGACGAAGACCTGAAATTCCTTCGCGACGTGGCCGAAATGCGTTATGTTCAGAACTTCGTCACCTTGACGCCTACTGTGGCGGTGGACGCCCAGATCAGCGAAAAAGTCGACGTCGACGAAGTCGTCACCAAGATCGAAAAGAAACTGGAAGACGAATTCACAGCGGCGGCGGAAGGGGTGTATAACTAATGAGCGACTACAAAATGACCCTGATCGTTGGGGGACGGGAAATAAACATTCCCGTCCTTCCGGCGAAACTGAATGTTTCTTCGCCTGGTAAAAACGAACGGGTGACCGTTCTTGAACTGGGCGAAGTTCTTCTTCTTCGAAAGAAGGGCCTTCGAATCCTGTCCTGGGAAAGTTTCTTCCCTGTGTCGAAGGCGCCGTATACAGTCGGCCAGATCAGGGACCCCGTCAGCATTGTCCAGGCGATCCAGAAGGCCAGGGACCAGAAGTCCCATGTCCGCTTCCTGATCACCGGAACAGACCTGGACTGTAACCTTCGTATGGGAATTGATTCCTTCGAATACGAAGAACGGTCCGGCGAACTGGGGGATCTGTATTACACGATCAAACTGTACGAATGGAAGGACATTTCCCCGAAAAGAATCGTCCTTCCGGAAAAGAAGGAAGAACCGGCGAAGATCCAGGAACCCGAAAGGCCAGGGACGCCGGAACAGACCAGTAAAACCTACACCGTGAAGTCTGGGGACTGCCTGTGGAATATCGCTAAGAAATTCTATGGCAAGGGGAGCGACTACACGAAGATTTATAACGCCAATAAAGGGAAAATCGGTTCGAACCCGAATCTGATCTACCCTGGACAGGTGTTCACGATTCCGTAATGGGAATTTCTATCCTATATCAGAACAACGTCACCGGTGACGCGTTCGACATTACGACGCTGATCACGGCCGCGAAATGGTCGACAAAACGGTCCGGTTCCCCTTCTTCCCTGGACCTGACCGCGATCGTCGACGAAGCGGTGGAATGGACACACGGCGGAATCCTTTGTTTGAAGGACGGCGACGTGGGCCTGTTCTATGGTTACGTTGTTAAAATCAGCCAGAACGAAAAAGACCAGGTTCAGGTTCTGGCCTACGATCAAACCTGGTATTTGAAGAAAAACAAGGAAACCTATGTCTTTACCGGTAAGCGCGCCGACCAGATTCTTTTACAGATCGCGGAGGACTTCAAACTGAAGACCGGAAGCCTGGTCAATACGGGATATGTGATCCCTTCCATGATTGAAGACGGACAAACCCTTTTCGATATTGTTCTGAAGGCGATCGACTACACCCTGATCAATACCGGTAAAATGTTCGTTCTGTGGGACGACTTCGGAAAACTGACGTTGACTGACGTCGAAACCGCGAAACTGGACCTTTTCGTGGGCGACGGTAGCCTGGCGACAGGCTTCACCTATGAAACCGACATAGATTCCGACACCTTCAACAAGATCAAACTGGTCCGCGACAATAAGGAAACCGGAAAGCGTGACGCCTATATCTTCCAGGATTCAAACAATATGAACTTCTGGGGCATTCTGCAAAATTACGAAACGGTCGACGAAAGCATGAACGAAGCGCAGATCAAGGAACGCGGCGATCAAATGTTGGAACTTTACAACAGACCGAAGCGGTCCTTCAGCGTGAACGCGATCGCTGACCTGTCCGTCCGCGCCGGCCGCGCCTTGTTTATCGGAATCGGCGCCGTGGACGTGAAGTCCTTCTTTATCGTCGAAGAAGCCAGTCACGATCTTCTGAAGGAAACTATGTCTTTGAAATTGAAGGTGGTGTAATATGGGACTTCTTGACACAATGAAAAAAGTCGCGGAAGGCACACAGAACGCCGGCGTTCCGGCCGCTTATATGTTCGGGACAGTGACCAAAACGTCACCGCTGACGATCCGTGTCGACAACCGCTTCGACATTTCCGGCGACGCTATCGTCGTTATGAAGGAATTCAAGGCCGGCTTTTATCCTACACACTATCACACTGGCGTCAAGGGTTCACCCACCACCGAAGCGCAGTCAGGCGGAAGCGGTGACGCGTCCTTCGCGTCCCACTCCCACGTCCTGAAGAACAACTATCAGACCAACACTGACGGCACGTCCGAATATTATTACGGCCTGGCAGTCGGTGAAAAGGTGGTCCTTTTAAGAAACCAGGGTGGCCAGTCCTTCCTGGTTCTGGGAAGGGTGTGAACTTATGATTCCTAACGCGACGACCGTGAAGATCGGCGCCGACGTGGCGGTTCAGACCGCCGCTGACGCCCCTTCGCGGACATACAAAATCGACTTTGACGCCGGCCGCGTCGGTGGCTTCTGTGATTCTACGGAAGCCATGAAACAGGCCATTTATAAAATACTGCAAACCGAACGATTTGAATTCCTGATCTATTCCTGGAATTACGGAATAGAACTGAACGCCGTCGTCGGGAAAAGTTATCAAGTGTTTGCAAGTGAAATCAAACGTGTAATTCGCGAAGCGCTTCTGGCGGACAGCCGGATCACCGACGTCGTCGACTTCGAAGTGGTCCAGATCGACAAAAGAACCGCTTCTGTGAAGTTCACGGCCGAAACTATCTTCGGCGAAATTCCTATCGAAAGAGAGGTGGGCGGAAATGTTTGAAGATATGACCTTCGAAAATATTATGGACCGCTGTCTGAAGCGCGTCGCGCCTTCTATCGACAAACGCGAAGGTTCCGTTGTATATGACGCCATAGCGCCGGCGGCCGCTGAACTGGCGATCATGTATATTGAACTGGCCTATCTTATGGACAGAGCCTTCCCCGACACCGAAACCGGCGAAGACCTGACAAAGAAGGTCCGCGAACGAAGTATCTTCCGAACGGCCGCGACTGCCGCTGTCCGAAAGGGATATTTCGAAGACGGTGACGGAAACGCTATGGACGTTCCTATCGGAACGCGCTTTTCTGGCGATTCCCTGAACTACATAGTCACCGAAAAACTTGCGACTGGTCAGTTCCGCCTGGTATGCGAAACAGCCGGCGCCGCCGGTAATCAATACCAGGGAAACCTGTTCCCGATCGACTACGTCGAAGGCCTGGGCGCCGCGCGCCTGGCCGACATTCTGATCAACGGCGAAGACGAAGAATCTGACGCCGACCTGTATTCCCGTTACCTGGAAAGTCTTGAATCCCAGGCCTACGGCGGAAACAAGGCCGACTATAAGACGAAGGTCGAACTTCTTCAGGGTGTCGGAAAGATCAAGGTCATTCCTGTCTGGAACGGCGGCGGAACCGTCAAGATCATCTTCGTCGACAGCGACTGGGGGATTCCTTCGGAAGACCTGGTCAACAGTGTCCAGACGGCCGTCGACCCTGTTCAGAACCAGGGCGTCGGTGACGGTATCGCGCCGATCGGCCACGTCGTAACCGTGGAAGGTGTCGTCGGAACGACTGTGAATGTTTCCTTCGCGCTGACCTTTGCGGCGTCCTACACCTGGGAATCTGTCGAAACAGAGGTCCAGAAGGCTATAAAGGAATACTTCGCCGAACTGGCGAAGGAATGGGCCGACCAGGAAGTCCTGATCGTCCGCGTCAGCCAGATCGAAACAAAGGTCCTGGCCGTCGACGGAATTATCGACGTAACCGGAACCACGATCAACGGCACGACCCAGAATATCAGTCTGGCGTCGA